AACATTCAATTCTTCTTTTACCATGAACAAAGAAGGTGATGTTAATTTAAAATTGAATAAAACATTTAAGAATAATTTAAAAACAGAATTAGAAGCTGATAAGAATAAAGTTTCTTTTGGATTAAAATTAGATTTTTAAAATATGCCGTTAACAAAAAAAGGAACAAAGATTAAAAAGGCCATGACAAAAACTTATGGCAAAGAAAAGGGTAAACAAGTATTTTATGCTTCAGCTAACAAAGGCACAATTAAGGGAGTAGCAAAAAATAAAAAAGTATGAGACTAACAGGAATAGGTAAAAGAACTTTAGCACAATTTATTAGACGACATGGAAGTGGTCGTGGTAAAAAATTATTTTATAAAAGATTAGAAGATGGGTTACTTAAAGGAATGACTATCGATAAAGAAGAAGTCAAGCCTGTTGTTAAACCTGTCGTAGAAGAAGTCAAAGAAACAGTTACCGAAGAAGTAACAAAAGAAGGAATTTTAGAGAAGGTTAAAAAAGTTTTAAAAGTTTAATGATGCCTTATGGGTCATTAAAATCTTACACAGTAAGATAACTATATCTAGCTTAAAGCAAGGAGGTATAACATGACTTTTACACTAGATAAATACATGCCCTATACTATTGGGTTTGATTCATTCTTTAACTCACTTGATTCAATTACAGGAGATGTTAAAGGATATCCACATTATAATATCAAGAAACTTGATGACAATAAATGGAGTATTGAATTAGCTTTAGCAGGATTCAGTAAAGATGATATTGAAATTGAAGTCAAAGATAGTATAATAAATATTAGTGGAGAACTAAAATCAGAAGATAACGAATATGTTTATAAAGGAATATCTTCTAGAAAGTTTTCTAAATCTTTTACCTTAGCAGAATTTACAGAATGTGAATCAGCAACAATGGAAAATGGAATCTTATCAATTATCTTGGAAAAAAATATTCCAGAAGATAAGAAACCACAAAAGGTAAAAATAAAATAGATGCCAATTTATTCTTTTAGGAATAAAAAAACGGGGAAGGTTTGGGATGAGTATCTATCATATGAGGATAGGACAAAGCCACTACGCCATAAAAATGTAGAGATGGTGATAACTGCACCCAACCTTTCCTTTATTGCTAGAAGTGAATATAAAAAACGAGACCAAATTTTAGATAGTGCCAGAAAGGGAATGAAAGAAGCCCAAGCAGAAGAGTCTGTAGGGATTAGAAAATCACCTGAATGGCAACAAGAAAAAAGAGAAAAGACTCTACAAAAAATTAGAAATGTTAGTTCCTGATAATGATAAAAATGATGTTGCACTAACAGAAAAGCAACAAACTTTTTTAGATGCTTTGTTTGGTGAAGCACAAGGTGACCCAAAGATGGCAGGTGAGATTGCAGGATATGCTGATTATCATACACCTTTAAAATCTTTAAAGGATGAAATAATTGATAGAGCAGAAAAACTCTTAGCAGCTTTTGCACCCAGAGCCAGTATGGGAATGATTAATGCTTTACAAGAAGATGGTTCAACACCGGGTGCATCCATACGAATGGAAGCCGCTAAACAAATTCTAGATAGAGTAGGACTAGCAAAAAGAGAGAAGGTAGATATTAATGCAAAAGTCGCACACGGAATCTTCATCCTACCACCCAAAGACAATGGATGAAGAAAAGCCCATTACAAGAAAACGAGTAGGTCGAGTTATTCCTTTAGGTTATAAAGTTTCTGAAGAGAATGATAAAATACTAATTCAAATTCCTGAACATATGGAACTAATCTATAAAGCAAAAAAGTTTATAGAAAATGATTGTAGCTATAAAGAAACAGCAGAATGGTTAGCACATCATACAGGTAGAAAAATTACAGGAATGGGATTACGAGAAGTTTTAAAGAGGGTGATTAACAAAGGGTGGTAGACGAACCTAAACCTAAAAGTCTTGGTAGAAAAAGAAAAAATAGCCTTAACGCTACTCTTACAGTCAAAGAGAAGAAAGCTAGAAAGTCTGCCACAGACATGCTTCGTGAAAAGAAGAAAGAACTGGAAAGGGCACAGAAGAACTTTTGGGCCACCAAGAATAGACTTAAAGAACTTGACGAAGTATTTGATGGAAAGAAGCAACTCATTGAAGAAGATAAAATCGATGAAGCATCACCGAATATCAAAGCTGCACTAAAAGATAAAGAAGTTATCTTTGAGCCAAACGAAGGCCCACAAACAGAGTTCTTAGCATCATCAGAACGAGAAGTATTTTACGGTGGAGCAAGAGGTGGTGGAAAGTCTTACGCTATGTTAGTCGACCCACTACGATATTGTCATAAACAAAAACACCGAGCATTGTTAATTCGTAGAACAATGCCTGAACTAAGAGATTTAATTAACCACTCTCAACAACTGTACCCTAAAGCCTATCCTGGTGCTAAATGGAGAGAGCAAGAAAAAGAATGGAAGTTTCCTTCAGGTGCAAGAATAGAATTTGGTTACGCTGAAAACTTAACAGACGTTCTACGATACCAAGGTCAGTCATACACTTGGATTGGAATTGATGAGTTACCACAATATCCTAATGAAGATATTTATAACTTCTTACGTTCATCACTTCGAAGTGTAGACCCTGAGATTCCTGTGTATATGAGAGCAACAGGCAATCCAGGAAATGTTGGTTCAATGTGGGTGAAAGAAATGTTTGTTGACCCTGCACCTGCCAATACAAAGTTTGAAATAAAAATCAAAACTCCTGTAGGTGTCAAAAAGATTACAAGACGATATATACCTGCAAAGCTACAAGATAATCCTTACTTGATGCAGACAGATGATTACTACGCAATGTTGGCATCATTACCTGAAGTACAAAGAAAACAATTCTTAGAAGGTAATTGGGAAGCATTTGAAGATTCATCATTTCCTGAGTTTAACAAAGATATCCATGTTGTTAAACCATTTGACATTCCAAGAAATTGGATGAGATTCAGAGCGGCAGACTGGGGATATAGTTCACCTGCCTGTTGTTTATGGTTTGCAATAGACTTTGATAATAATATATTTGTTTATCGAGAACTATATACACAAAAGATTACAGCAGATATATTTGCTAGAAAAGTTTTAGAAGCAGAATATGGGGAACACATTCGATATGGTGTATTGGATAGTTCTACATGGGCAAGACGAGGAGATATAGGACCAAGTATTGCTGAGACAATGATTCAAGAAGGATGTCGTTGGAGACCTTCTGATAGAAGTCCAAAGAGTAGAGTCGCAGGTAAATTAGAATTACATAAAAGATTACGACCTAATGAGACAACAGGATATCCAACAATGTTCTTTTTTGAGAACTGTACAAACTTAGTTAGAACACTGCCTATGTTACCTGTCGATAAGAATAATCCTGAGGATGTTGATACTCATGCTGAAGACCACGCTTACGATGCATTACGATATGGCTGTATGAGTAGACCAATGCACCCTGCAACAAGAACAAATAACTATCGTGTTGGTCAAACAGTAGACTTTAAACCTGCTGATAAAGTTTTTGGATACTAATGAAAAATATTAAAATAGGATATAGAGATTATATAATAAAAAATTTAGATTCCATTGTTTCAAGATGTAATGAAATAAACGGACAGTTTCTTGCATCCGATGGAGTCATCGCTTTGTCATCAACAGAAGATAATATATCTCACGCTAATACTTTAATCCATGAAGTATTACACGCTATTGTTTATCAATGGGGTATAGAATTAGATGATAAAGAGGAAGAAAAGATTTGCAATACTCTTGCAAATGGACTAACAACTGTATTTGTAGATAACCCTTCGTTGTTATCCTACTTACAGAAAAACTTAAAAGGAGAAAAATAAAATGGCAATCATGAAAACATACAAAATGGGAGACTTACCTGAAGATAATATGGGTTATGGCAAAGATGCTAAATCACCTAAAACTGCAGATAAGAACGTAATCAAAAAAGACGTTGCTCTTCCTGATGGATACGATGCTGGTCAATATGATGTTTCTTACCCAAAAGGTAAGTCAAAGTCAGGTGTTGACGGTAAAGTATTTAAAATGGCTGACGAGAAAGATTATTAAGAGGTACATATGCCACAACCAATAACGAGTGGCCTGAACTCTGAATCTGATGAAGTAAAATCTTTATCAGAAGAAAGAGATACTGCCTTTGACAATTTAGGTAGTATTATTGAATCTCGCCTTAAAGAATCAGAACAAGCACGTCTCTATGACGAAAAGAGATGGCTAAGAAGTTATCGAAACTATAGAGGTATCTATGGTTCTGATATGGCTTTTAGAGATTCAGAAAAGTCTAAGGTATTTGTTAAAGTTACAAAGACCAAAGTTCTTGCTGCATATGGACAACTAATAGAAGTTTTATTCTCACAGGGTAAATTTCCTATTGGTATATTTCCTACTACAGACCCAACAGGTGTTGAAAAGTATGCTCACTTAAAACCTGAGAACATGCAACAACAAGACCAAAGGATGGATGACATCTATGGTTTTGAAGGTGATGGTAGAGAAATAACTCCAGGTTCTACTGCTAATGATATCCTTAATGGATTGACAGAAAAGTATGGCAAAGCAGGTTTTGAAAAAGGTCCTGCACCTGATTTAAAAACAATGCCACAAATTGAACCTGCAGAGGAAGCCGCAAGGAATATGGAAAAGTTAATCCATGACCAGTTAGAAGAAACACAGGCAATTTCAA